AGAGAATTCGAACCAGACTGGAGAGCCGGCGTTGTCGTACCGATAGATCGTCTTGTTGTACCAAGTGTCGTCAACGGCTGTGCCGGCGTCTTTCTCGTCCCACGGTTCTAGGTCGCCACTTCCGAGGTTTGCATTTTGCGCTGTTTGCGCTTCGCCCGGAGGTAGCTTCTTAGCAGAGATCCGAGGGCGGATCCCCTTGAACTTCTCTATCCTAAAGCCCGCCATAAGCCATCGTATCCTTCGGCTGGCCCCAATCAGACTCGGCCCTGGATTTGGCTTTGACTATGCCGGCGCCGAACAGTTGAGCGAAGAACGTGGAGCCTTGTGGGTCGCTCCAGTCCTTACCCGGCTGCGCTAGCAGCTGTGCCTTAACGCCGTTCTTCAGGGTCTCTTCGAATTCGTAGTAGTGCAGGTCCGGTATAGTGCTGGTGACAGCCGTGAATACGTACGCAACAACTGCTCGTATCAGCACTCCGGTAGTAACTGTCGTGTCCGGTACCGGTGACACTACGGCAGCGCCGGAGTTGTCATATGTCCAGTATCGCGGTGTTGAGCCGGTTTCTGTGCGCCAGTTGACGTTGATGCGATCGAGCTCGTCACGCGTCTTGAATTCAACTTCTGTGTCCCAGTCAGAACCAGACGAGCTGAATAGGACCCGGTCGATGCGCTTCACTATCGTGTCTGTGGGTATGTCTGTACCCGGAGTGGGTACTGGTAGAGCGCGGTCAGTGGCCGTTATGTCGAGGCCGTTATCGTACGTGTATCGTTCGATCTCGGATTCCCAGTAGAACTGACGCACGACGCGCAGTATGGCCGCGTCCAGTACAGGCTCGGGCACATTTGTAAGCTCCATACGGAGTTCAGGTTTCAGCGTGCTTAGTGCGACTGACATTTACGGAGCCTCTGGTGGGATGTTCTGTTCAGGACTCACGCGTATGTACTGTTGCGATTCGAGGCCCAGCGTTGTGAGGTATTTCTCCCATAGCTCTTGCCTGAATGCAGTAGGTAGCGCGTCTCGTGATTCCTTAGTCAGCGCCCGATACACCATATAAGTGACTGTCGGGTTGATGTATTCATCATTCAGCGGAAACGTGTTTCCTACCGCCGCCATGGCTGTAGGGATCGCTGAGTATATGACAGCTACTTTCTTGTTCGCGGCAGCTTGCGGCGGATACAAATAGTAGATGTTTTTCTCACGAGGGTCGTGGCAGTAGTGCTCGAAGAAGTTCGCGCCATCTGCTTTAATCGTCGTGTCGTATTCCCAATCCGGATCGAAGGAGTCTAGGACGTCCTTCTCCACGTATCTTACAGCCCCTTGCGGCGTAGTGCCGTCGTCGGCGTAATTACGTGACACCTTCATGAACTTAATGCCCCCTGTTGGCAACGACTGCCTTGCTATGCTGTTGGAGATGGTCTCTACGGATTCTGTGGTGTTAGCCTCGGGCACAAGCACGACTGTCTGACGCGTACCAGCGTTCATGTAATCAAGAAGTTCAGCGTCCGACCAGCGGTACGTGGTATTTTCGTCGTGAATCGTGCGCCTTACTTCGTCAATCAGTTCCTGTGCCGTAGCCATCTCTTACTCCGCGAGATCTATGTTCTCCTGCAGCCGCTGATATGCTTCCGATATGTCGGTCGCTGTCGGCCGGTGGTGTTCCGGTGACATCTCAGCTATGACCTTGTTGACCTTCGGCATGTCTTGTGCCGTGAAGTCAGCTTTGTCGCCGCGGGTCAATATGATCATTATCGCCTGATCAAGCGCATTTGCCCACTCATTATCGCTATCTTCCTCATTATCGCTCGTTTCGGGTTGGGCTGCGACAACAGGTTCTTGGTCGTCAGTGTGTTGCATTCCGGCGGCTAAGCACTCTGTAACTATGGCAGGTGGTGCCCACGTAGGGACATTCGCCTCGAAGCTAATACAGTGGCCAGAAAGTGAGTTGATGGTTTGGGTATAGGGAGATTTCATCGTTGGCATGATGTGCATCCTCTTATTGTAGAAAAAGCCCCCGGCCGAAGCCGGGGGTCGTAGGCGGACCTACAGGTAGCAGTCTGTTACTCGAAGTTCTCGTCGTGCTTGGTCGGATCAACGTAGAGGACAACCAGGTTACCAACGCCGGCTGTGGCGGCGGTTCCTGTTTCAGTCACTTCCAGAAGAATCTGATCAGTAGCGGACGTTACTTCAAACCCAGTGGGCACCAGAGCAGCGTACTCGTCGCCAGCTGCCAGCAAGTTTTCAGCTGACAGGTAACGAGCGGCCGTAGCGCTATCACCGATTTCCATACCAGCGGTCGTGCCGCTGTTCCAGTTGGTCGTAACGCGCAAGTCACCACCGGTGACGATAGCGCCAACCGGAAGGGTGCAAAACGCGAGACCAGTGCCAGACGTGAAGTCGTCATACGAGAACTCACCAGCGACGCATAGTACGTAGCTGCGAGCCGTAACTTGACCATTTGCGATGTCAGTTCTTGAACTCATGATAAGTCCTCCTAGATAGCCGTGTTGCAACGGATGATACCAAAATCTTCATCTGTTGCATCAATGTTAGAACGGAAGACAGGCTTCAAGAAACCGAACAACTTGCCTACTGCGATACCCTGCTGGTTCTCGTAGTCGAAGCCTTTCTCGACCCACTCAGGAGCGCCGATATCTGCCATGCCGAGCGCTTGAGCTCCGCAGAACAGTGCAGCTTGTCCGTCAACCGTCGATGCACTTCCCCACTTGGAGCCAGAAGCGGCGCCTGCAGTGTTGTAGACATGACGATATTCGTGAATCATAAGACCGTCGACCATGACCGTGTCAGTGCCCTTGAACAGTTCGTTAGAACCGCCGCGGACGCCTGCGTTACGGACGTTGGCGAGGTAGTCAGGATCCTGGCGAAGCTTAGCCATACCCTGCGGAGTCATAAAGACATGGTAGAACTCTTGTCCACCCGGGCCTTTAATCCCGCGGATATACTTGTCTTTGGCGTATGCTTTCAGCTCAACCATCATAGCCCAGCTCGGTGTATCAGCAGCTGAAACTACGTTCGTTGCGCCGGCTACGAGACCCGAGGTAGCGTCCCAACGGCGATAACGGTTGGTTGATGGGGGCGATACATCACTGGCGAAGTCGAGGTTAGCAAACGTAGACGAGCTACGAGAAGCACCACGGTTCGTGAATGTATAAGCAACGCCTGACATCGTCAGGAAGGCAAGCTGGTCAATTCTATCGGCCAGCCAGTATGCGAGAACGTCACGAGACTGTTCACGGAAGTTCACGACAGTTTTCTGGTCAGCGAGACGACCTTTGTGCCGGTTAGCGTTACGAAGCTGATCGATCTGGATTACTTGATCGTAAGCCTTGATCTCTTCTTCGTTGCCTTCCAACTGGTTGTCTCCACCAACACCGTCCTCTTCGAGGTCGGCTACCAGTGTAATAACTGCGCGAGTTCCCTTCTCAGACTTCGTGAGTTCCGTGATACGCTGAATCATAGCGTTCGGACCACTGCCCGTAAACTTGGTCGTAAACGCGTAGTTACGCGCTTGCTTCCAAACTTGACGAGACCATACGGTCTTCTGCTCTGACGTGAGCGCATTGAAGTTTGTAAGTGACATGTGTCAACTCCTATACGGATTAAAAAAACGAAATCAAAAAACGTGTACTCTTGCCTTGTTTACCGTCTGGCGACGTGATTCCGCTTTTTAGGAGGTCGACTCCGCACGCTTATTTTACGTCCCGGGCGCAGGACGAATGTGGATTATGATCTAAAACCCCTCCACTTGTCAACACAAGTGGAGGGGTATTTGTCCTACAGAACGTCGCCGCGGAGTCGGGCTTGCTTCGCAGCTGGAAGCGCATCGAACTCCTCGTCTGTCATTGTCGCGACATCTGGCGCTACGACACCAGCGTCATTCGCGCCTGTGCCCTCGCCTGCAACCGGAACATGGGCCTTCTTCTTGGCCTCCTCTTTAGCTTTGCCGCCGGTTTTTTTACTGCCTGTTGGTTTCGGGCCGGTGTCTGCCTCTTCTTCGCCAATTTCTTG